TCAGGGGCTCTCTCACGGGAGCGCCCCCTACGGGCGCTCCCTTAGGTCCCCTTATCTGCCAGCCCGGTATCGGGCTGCCGTGAGTGTGTCTCGCTCCCAACCCCCTCCCCGCCGTCCCGACGTGGGGCGTCGAGCCGGACGGGTGGGTTGAGGCTCGACACTAGGAGGCTTTGTTATGGCGCAGTACAAGAAGCGGGACAACAAACCCGCCGAGGTGGTGCGCACGCAGCTCGAAGAGCTGCTCCGACAGGGGTCCAACATCGCGGAGGCCCTCCAGATCGTCGGGCGCTCCCGCTCCTGGTACGAAGGACAGCGCCGCACCGACCGGGACTGGGCCACCAAGATCGACGCGATCCGAAATGTCGTATCGAACCCGGATCTGCGCCAAATGCAGGTGGGGGAGTTCGCGGAGTTCTGCGAGGAGTATCTGGGTCGCAAGATCTGGCCCCACCAGCAGAACATGATTGACATCCTGGAGGGGCGTGAGCCTGGCTGGGTCCACCCCTCGATGATCTACGAGCCCGGATCCCGGGGCTCAAAGCGCGTCTTGATCAACATTCCCCCCAACCACGCGAAGTCGATGACGATCACCATTGAGTACGTCACCTATCGCCTGGCCAAGAACCCCAACCTCAAGGTCATGATCGTCTCTAAGACCCAGGATCAGGCCAAGAAGTTCCTCTACGCGATCAAGCAGCGCATGACTCACCCCAGGTACGCGAAGTTCCAGCTTGCGTTCGGACCCCCGGAGGGGTGGCGCGCGGCGTCTGACCAGTGGTCAGCCACCAAGGTCTACCTGGGCGGGGAGGCTCAGGACGGATCCAAGGACCCCAGTGTCGAAGCTGTCGGCATGGGTGGCCAGATCTACGGAAACCGCGCAGACCTGATCATTCTGGACGATACGGTCACGCTCGCTAACGCGGGGCAGTGGGAATCCCAGATGGATTGGATTCGCCAGGAAGTCGCTTCCCGCCTGTCGGACGGTCAGCTCCTAGTGGTGGGCACCCGCGTGGCTCCGATGGACCTGTACCGGGAGCTACGCAACCCTGACCACTACGCCGACAGCGCAGTTCCCTGGTCCTACCTCGCCATGCCCGCTGTCCTGAAGTACGCGGATTCCGAGGAGGACTGGGAGACGCTGTGGCCGGTCACCGACGAGCCAATGAGCGAAGCTGATGAACCTGTCAGTGACGGTATCTACCCCCGCTGGACAGGTAAACGGCTCGCCCAGGTGCGCAACGAGGTGGGCGCCACTAAGTGGTCCCTCATCTACCAGCAGCACGATGTCGAGGAGAATGCCACCTTCGACGCGGTGGCGGTGCGCGGGTGCGTCAATGGACGCAGGACCCCGGCCCCGCTAAACCCGAATCTCGCCGCCCACCCGGACAGCATCGACGGCTTCTACACGATCTGCGCGATGGATCCGGCTATCGCCGGAGATTGTGCAGCAGTTGCCCTGAGTGTCGATCGGCAGACTGGCAAGCGGTGGGTACTGGACATGCGCGTCATCTCCAGCCCCACCCCGATGCAGATCCGTGAGCTCATCTCGGAAATGACCGAGGTGTACCAGCCCAGTGAATGGGTGATCGAGGAGAACGCCTTCCAGGGTTACCTGTCACAGGATGAGATCCTGCGCCAGTACCTGGCAAACAAGGGCATCGTACTTAGGCCGCACCACACAGGCTCGAACAAGATGGACCCCGACTTCGGGGTTGCCTCCATGTCGGGATTGTTCGGCACTGTCGCACAAGATCCCAAGACCGGACTGCGCCAGCACCAGAAGGACAACCTGATCGAGCTGCCGACCGCGACTGCACCCGGGGTGCGACTACTTGTGGAGCAGTTGGTGTCGTGGTCCCCGGCAGTGAAGACCAAGCATCGCAAGCAGGACACTGTGATGGCTCTGTGGTTCGCGGAACTGTCGGCACGGCGCGTGCTCTCCAGCGCTCGCAAGCACCAAACCTGGCACATGCCCAACAAGATGCTGTCCGACCGGGATAAGACGCGGCAGATGGTGATCAATCTCGACGAATGGGCTGAAAGCCAGTCCGTCTACCTTTAGGAGTGACATTGGCTGAGTTCGCCAAGGACATCTCCGCTCGTTTCGACGTGCTCAAGCGCAAGAATGCTGAACGCGACAAGCGCATGCGGGACATTCTGGCGGTGAGGTCGGGGCACTCCGAACTTGTCTTCGACGGCCTGTTCCCGTCCGAGTGGCCCAAGCCCATCGTGGCCAACTTCATTGACGTGGTCGCCTCGGATACCGCCGAGATGGTGGGCGTGATGCCGACCATTACCGCTGCGGGCGATTCGATCCTCGATGAGTCCAAGCGCTCGCGAGCAGATCGACTCACCAAGGTCGCCAACTACTACCCCTACGCCTCCCGCTTCGGCTCACGCCTACTGGTCGGCGCAGATCGGTTCAACACCTACGGCTTCCTGCCGCTGCGCATTGAGGCGAACTATGACGAGATGCGACCCCACATCCATGTCGACGACCCGATGGGTGCTTACGTGGACTTCGATCGCTGGGGGAACGTGATCGCCTATGGAAAGCGCTGGACAAAGAAGGTCTCGGACCTGGCTGCCCTGTTCCCCGAGTACGCGGACAAGCTGGACCCGTACAAGACTCGACGCTCCAGCGAGGCGACTATCGAGGTCGTCAAGTGGTGGGACGCCGATCGTTGCGTGCTGTTCGTTCCGGAGCGCGATGCACTGGTCCTCGCGCAATACGCGAATCCCATCAAGCGCGTACCTGTTGCTGTGGCAGTCCGCCCCAGCATTGATGACCAGATGCGAGGCGCTTTCGACGACGTTCTCTGGGTTTATGCGGCTAAGGCCAAGCTGGCCATGCTCAGTCTGGAGGCGGTTCAGAAGGCAGTTGAGGCGCCTATTGCGCTTCCCGCTGACGTACAGGAGATGGCCTTTGGCCCCGACTCGATTATCCGTAGCCAGAATCCTCAGCAGATCCGCAGGGTTCCCCTCGAGCTCCCGCAGTCGGCGCTCATTGAGGGACGAGTTCTGGATGAGGAGCTTCGGCTTGGTACGCGATTCCCGGAAGCTCGTGCCGGAAACATGGACGCTTCCATCGTTACCGGACGTGGCGTCCAAGCTCTCATGGGCGGTTTCGACGCTCGCATCAAGACTGCCCAGGCGGTTCTAGGCGAGGCAATCGCTGACGCTATCAGCATGTGCCTGGAGATGGATGAGGCACTGTGGCCCGACCAGACCAAGGTTGTTCAGTCGGCACACAACGGCACCCCGTATGAGCTGAAGTACACGCCTGGACGTGACATCAAGGGCAACTACAACGTCGCCTACGAGTACGGAATCATGGCGGGCCTTGATCCCAACCGAGCACTCGTGTGGTCACTTCAGGCCCTCGGTGCGGGCCTGACATCTAAGAGTTTCGTTCGCCGCAATCTTCCCGTGAGTATGAATGTGGCGGAAGAAGAGAAAGTCATTGATGTCGAGAAGCTGCGTGACGCGCTTCTCACTTCAGTGCAGGGCTACGCCCAGGCCATCCCCTCGATGGCGGCGAGCGGCCAGAACCCTGGCCAAGTCGTTGATGTGCTCGCTGCCCTGGTGGATGCGCGGAAGAAGGGCGTGCCCATTGAGGAGGCTGTCAAGTCAGCCTTCGCTCCGCCCCCGCCAAGTCCGGCTGAAAGCCCCGAGCCCATGGCACCCGAGATGGGTGCCGCCCCAGATCAGGTGGCTCCGAGTGGTACCCCGGATTTGGGGGCGGGGCCTCAAGCGCCCCCAGCTATGCAGCAATTGCTGGCTGGGTTGTCAGAGTCCGGCAGGCCGCAGATGGCAAGTCGGGTCGTCCGGCAGGTTCCTGCCGCTCAATAAGGAGAAACACATGGCACCTCTCGCTCCCCAGGGTGGGATCAAGAAGACCCAGCCTCATGCGGCGTTCCCTGCCTCGACCCCGACCGGCAAGGGCCCCGGCATGAACGATCGCATCAAGGGCACCAAGCCTCCCCAGGCTGGCGCTAACAGCAAGCTTCCGAAGTTCTCGAAGGGATCGGGGAAGTGAAGGCGCAGTCTGCCCGTGGCAGCAATAGCAGCAGCTATCGAAAGATGAAGTCCGCTCTCGGATCACCGAACCCCCTGCGCAAGCTTGCCAAGGTTGCCAAGAAGTCAGCGCCCAAGAGTGGGGTTGGCCGGGGTCACGCTGGTCCCGGCGTTGCCGCTAACAAGAGAAAGGCTCGCTAATGCCCGCTAAGGGAAGTTCAAGCGGACGTCTGTCGGGTAGCGGTAGGGGCGGTAGTTTTCGCTTCACTGGCGCGTCCGGGAAGAGCATCAAGGCTTACCGCACGACCAAGTCG